GTTTACGAACAAAGTTCCACCATCGCCAGCGGCGGCAGTGTATCCTTGAATATAAACAGGACTAGTGGTTGATCCATTAGGAGGGGTTCCAAAACTAGTCTCTGGACTACCTAAAGTAGTGCCTTTTACATTATATCTTTTACCATTAGTTACAGATGAAGATTGAGTAAAAGCATATGACAAACGTCCATACGGGTCTCCTATAGTGCCAGCACCACTGTCTGCACCTATAGAAGCATCAACATAGACCTCTGTTACTGCCATTATGCATCACTCCAAGCCTGTGCCCATTCGGTAGCTTTTCGAGCGTCGTCCCAATAAACGACAGGATCAGCAGTAGCGTCTGCCTGCCACCTATCGTTGTAGAGAGATAGTGCATTGCTTATTTTTTGCTCAATTCCTATGTAATATTCTTCCGATACATATTTCGCACGAGCGGCATCAATATCATCTTGAGTGGCGGGAGGATTTGCTAGTCCAACCATAGTATATCCCAAGTCAAGATAAGGCTGTGGATCAACCCCAGATGCCGTCAATATGGCAGATATATTAGCTCTTATTTCTTCGTGGCCAAAATCTACACCGTAAATAGTGGTGTTAAACCGAGCAAGCATAGTAGATAAAACTTCTGCGGAAGCTTGTCCTTCAAGAGTATCTGGCTGGGCCGCGATAGCAGACTTCATAACGACCAAAAAAGTACCAAGAGCGGCTGACCCAAGAACGTCTCCCATTGAAGCATTTGAATGATATCCATCAGGCTGGCCTTCATATTTTGACGGAACCTTGACAGAGGGATCATTTAACAAAGAAAGGACGGTGGCATCGTCCTCGGCAATAAAAGCAGTCCATATCGCTTCATTATCTTTAATTATATCAAGCATCAAAGAGTCCTTATTTTAATATGTTTGGAGTAATATTCCAAAGAATTATACACAATATACAAAAAAAGCCGCCCTTTATAGGGCGACTTTCTTCTATATCAAAGTAGATCTTTCTTAGAAAGAGCCAGCGATGATACGTCGGTTGTCAAGAACACCAAAACCGATCTCAGCCCAGCCATAGTAGCCTTGACGCTGATGACGGTGAAGAGCTTCGTCTTCGTAGATCTCAACTTCCTTCTTGACAGGCATTACGAAAGAATCGCTTTGTCCTTGGTCAAGACCGATAACCAATTCAACGTCTGCGGTAGCCAAAGAGCCACCCAAGTCAGTGATGAAGTAGTCTTGGTATTCTTGGTTATCACCAAACTCGAACACGTCGTGCAGGTTAACACCAAAGATACGAGTCAAAGGACCGCCATCATCAGCAGCAGTGTAAATTTCTCTTCGAGAAACTTCGTCCAATTGATCAACACCCCAGTTTCGAATATCTTCGATAGCTTCTGGAGATAGATACAAGTCTGTCAATCGACCGGGAGCAGTACCACTGTTACCACCACCGTTTCGTCTCATAACAGTCTTCAACAAGCTGACCAAACGCTTAGTGAACTGGCCAGCAGCAGCGTCTGCATCATAAACCAAAATGTTTCGGTCTACAGAGGCAGCAAGCAATGTGTGCCAACCGTCATCGTTGATCTTCTTAGTGAAAGAAGATTCAAGAACTTGCATAGCTCTTGCAACAACGTTCCAGTTAGCTTCACGAGCGTACTTAAGCAAGAAATCAATCGAGCTAGTAATCCCGTAAGTATTAACCATTACGTAATCACCTTCAACGTGACGTTCTGGAATTCGTCCGTTTCCGGGGTTAGTAAATGCAACGTGCTCAGTCTCAGTTCCGGGGGCCAAAAGATCCAATGGAAATTCTGGAGTTGCTCCCGGCTCAAGAGGCATAGCTTCGTAAATATTAGTAACAATATCACCAAACAAAACACCTTTTCGCAAAGGAAGCTCAAGAGCTTTAGCGATTTCGCGTTGTGCTTGGACAGCAATTGCTTTATCAGAATCGCCCGAACGCTTTAGCAGCTCGATGAATTCTGGGGTAGGTCTATCTTTCATTGACATATTCTCTTCTCCTTATATTTTTAATTAGCGGTTAGTGTTTGGAAGGTCGATGTAAATTTTAGCGTAGCCATCTTCATCAACGTCTGAAAGAAAACGACCTACAACGTAACCATGACCCAAAGAGTCTGTATCATCTGGCAGCAACTTGCTGGCAGCGATTCTTCCACTGTGAGCCAAGAAGGCCAAGTCACCAGCATTTGGATCAGTGCCTTCAAGCATGTTAGTTACAACAAAACCCTTTTGGAGAAGAGTAACTTTGCCACCCTTCTGTACTTCGTCTTTGTGTTGGTTCAAGTGTTGACGAGTCAAGTCAATATTGACCATATCGTTCAACAAAAGACCCATTGGTTTTTGACCAGATGCACCAGCAGCAACATAAGTCACTAATGCATTACCATTGTCCATCGAGTTACCAGAACCTCCGGTACTCAGACATGCGATGCCGCCTCGCGTAGCAGCTTCGTTCATGAAGAACGAAATGTCAGTTTGAAGCGTGCTTCTATCAGTTCGTAGAGCCATTATAAAATCTCCTTTGTATATTTAAATTACTGTTGTGGTTTGTTTTGCAAAATAGAGCCAAGCCACTCACTAGCAACTGCACGAAGATTTTCCGAAGGATCTTCTTCGCCCATTGCTTCCGCGATGGCAACTTCTGTAACTTCCTCGACGTTTTCTAAGACTTCTTCACTAGCTTCAGCAACATCTTGTTCTTCATCTGAAACTTCGTTAGCTTTGTCTTTTTCCATCATGGCTTCTTCTTTTTTTTCCTCTTTTTTCATTACCGCTTTCTTCTTCATGACGGCAACAACCTTGTCAAAGGTTTCGTCGTCGAGGTTATCAAACTCGGCAACAGTAGCGGAAGCTTCTTCTGCATCAAATCCAGCTTCTTCAAGTTGGGCTTTACGCTTCATCATAGCTTCTTTCTTCTTCATTTCTCGAAGCTCTTCCATCTTCTTCTTCATGTCTTCTTCTTTGGCCGCCAAAGCTTCTTCGGCTTGCTTCAAAGATTCAGAAAGAGTTTCGTTAGCGGAAGACTGCTCTGCTAGCTTGGTAGCTTGCTCGGCAATAGTGCCTTCCATTTCTGTAATTTTGCTTTCAAATTCAGCTTGTTGCTCGGCAACAACCTTTTCTTTGAGAGCTTCGTTCGCAGCTTTAGCCTCGGCCAATTCTGCACGCAGGTCATCAACCTGCTTGTCTAGATTGTCTGACATATCGTTCTCCTTTGAAGATATAGTTAAAGTTTGTGCTTTTGATTCGTCAAATAAATCATTTCCTTCCAAGATTACACTTCGTGGATTAGCGGGTTTTGAAACTAAGCCTTTACCAGAGAACGATAAGTTTCTCAACAACCTGCCCACTCTGTAATTTTCGTATTTTCCAGTTCCTCCGTAAGATCTTAGATGTTTTGTTAAAAAGGCAGAAGCTTCGCCCCTCTTTACAACCTTCATTTGACCTTGCTCGTCTGCTAATGCATAATCAAAATCGGGGAACAAACACTCCATAGAAACAAACCATTTGCCCTCTTCTATTTCTGCTACTATCTGTTGCATTCTTTCTCGCTGCTCAGGATCGGACCACTCTGTATATATTACAGCAGAGGTAAGAATATTAAAAGCAGTGGGAATTTCAGAGTCTTCAGATATTGAAGAGCCATCGAAATCAACAATATCATTAGCAGTAATATGCCCAATAATATCTTTTTCATTATGCATAAAGTTAAAGGGCTTATCTTCGGGAGTATTTCTAGCTTCCCAAAGCTCTCTAGGATCAAAAACGTCATCGTTCTTATTCCAGCCCGTACTAACCAAAATAGACTGTAGATAATAAAGGTCAAATTGATCTTTATTTTCGGCTTTAGAAACGCCGAGCTTTTTCAATTCGTCTTCGGTAGCTACAGATAATTCCGGAAACGGCAAAGAAGATGAAGCCTTTTCAGCAACAGAAACACACGCAATCGTGTTATTTTTTAATAAACCTTCTAAGCCATCTGTTATTTCAGATTTGTATATTTTCATGAATTACTCCTCCGAAACGATAATACACAAAAAAACAATTACAGGGGAAAATGTTACCCAAAACAGAGCATTTCAGCATATACGGTCGCATATATATGTCTCAGTTCAGCGGTATTAGGAGATCTGCTATTAACAGAAGAGAAGCTATTTACTTTCTCTGCTAATACAGAATTAAATTCGCTGCTAGGTTTTGTGTTTTTATCTACTAACGCCTTTACCATCTCAGGGGTTACGTCCATAAAAGGCTTCATACCTGTTAATATACAAACCTTTAAATACTCTAACTGGTCAACCTCTGATTTACTTAATGCTCTGGCATCTTTCTTTTTGAAATGCGAGCAGGCGATTGGAGTCATAATATCCGATATCTTTTCTTGAGCCTTTATAGCCCAAAGAGTTGCACTTGTAGCATCGCCACTTCTAGGTAGCACACGCTTTTGTTTTCTGGGAGTTGTGTCTCTGGAAAATCGAGGTCTTCCCCCTTCATTGACAACATCGGGACCGCTAGACTCATCAATTTTGGTTTTTTCAACAACCTCTACTTCTGATTCATTCTTTTTATGCGGTATTCCAACCTTGTCAAAATACATCTCAGTGTCTACTATATCTTTAGTAACGCCTATTTTTGCCATGTCCTCTTTGTGTTGAGGATTATGATAAGGGCTGGCCTTTTTAGGTGCGTTAGAGTCATTAGACCTTTCTCTCTCTTCTCTTCTCACTCGAACTCTTTCAATAGTGGGTATTTCTCTAAATCTTTCAAGAAGCGTTTCCTGAGATATGATGTCTCTGTCTGCCAACTGAATTAAAAGATTTTTCTGAGCCGCCTCATCTGAAAGTATGATTGAATCAAAGTGTATTTCAGCAGGGAATCTGAATCCCATGGCTTTTCTAACATAGTCTATTTCTTGTCTCCAGAACTGGGCAAGAATTTCTCGGCCATACTCAAGTCTTTCTATCAAAGTCTTCAAGGAGACATAATTGTTTGTATAGCCTCCCCCCGATCCAGAAGCACCAGTTAAAGTAGGAGGAATACCAAGACCGGCATAGATACTAGTTAAGACAGGCTGGTATTTTTCGGAACCTAAGAATCTGTATACTTGAGATTGGCTTTCTGTGAACTTCAGCTCCGGCCCCCAGACTAAATCCATTGTGCCTCCGCCAACATTGCTCGCTAGAATATCTCTGACTTTATTCAGACCGGCTTTTGTTGGTACAATCTTTTGGTCAAAGTCTCCCATTGTCCACAGCCTAACGCTAGATATGGCACCGTCTAAGGCTGCTAGGTCGGCGAGTTTCATTTTTTCTAACATTGAAACATCGTCAAGTATAGCGTAAATCATCGGGTTTGCCCATAACAGCCAATCGTCTTTTTTGTAGTGATAAAAGAATGTACTGTCTGGATCTAAAGGAACACGTCTTTCTCCGTCCGCTATTCTCTTTTGGAGATCTTTTGGAAGTGTTTTATATACGTTTTTATTTTTAGTAGAAGTTTTTAGTAAGGATTGATAAGTATACTTTGACAGATTTAAAAAGAACTCAGGCTTGCCAACGCTGTACATTCCATAGTCCTTAACGTCTACGGCGACAGGATTTAGAAAATCATACATCCAAGGCACTTCTCGTTTTT